GGTGTCAATGCCCCGAGCTTGTGGGTCTCTCTCGGGCCTCCCGCCCCCCCACACCGCGAAGGGGGGGGGAAGGAGGGGGGGGGGGGGGGGGGGGGGCAATACTCATGCCAAATGGCCTAGAAAAAAGAGAAATCCTGTGCTTCGTGCGGTGCGTAACTTGTCGAATCAGAACCGTTTCAAGTTGACGATTGAGGCGTGGTGGCAACACCACCCGATGTGGTTGCGGTAGTGTACAGGCGTCTACCTACGAGGCAAGCGGCTGTACGAAGATTCCAGTGTTGTGGTGTTAGTCCTCCCCGCTGCGGCATACCGGTAGCGTCACTTAGGGTAGTGGGTAGCGTCACTTCGTCAAGGAAGAAATCTTGCGAGTGTGCCTACAGCGAAATCAATCGCGTGCGCCACGGTCTGGGCTAGGCTCGAGTCGCAGCCGAGCTCCTGGCCCAACCGGACGAGGACGAGCGATTGCAGGGCGGCGTTCCAGCGGCGTTTCATGCTTGCACCTCGTTTTCCATGGCGATGATGGCTCGTCCGATCACTTCGGCAACCTGTGGCACGACGGCGTTTCCAAGGCATCGCAATCGGTCCACCCGATTGGGAAGCCCATAAGCCACTCGACCCAGTTGGGGTTCAGCCTCCCACCATCCGGCGGCGGCTTCGGATACTTCTTCTTCTTCGTCTCGCCTCGCTCCACTGCATGGTCGAGGCAGTCCCTCGCTGGCGTGTTCCAGCACGGTCCTTTCCAATCCCTCGCCGTCGGAGTCGGCCACATGATCCGAGGCTTGTACGGACTCTGCTCCCACTCCTCTATCGGAGGGCAGCGGCAGTCGTGAACGTGATTGAAGTGAATCGTGCAAAAGTAGTCCTCGCAGCAAGAACACTTGATCCACAGGGCGTGGTTCTCCCGAATCCGCACTGCGACCCCCAGCGACGCGCCCGGCTTCCCCTTGGTCTTGCCGTCTCGGTGATCCTTCACCCGCCGAATGTAGACCGCTATCGGTTCGTCGTGATTGCCCCTCAGTGCGTGAAACACTGTTGGAGTGGGCCACAAGCCAGACCCGCTCCCTTCGGTGCGGGGCTCCAAGGTCAGAAGCGGCGATAACGTGCCATTCGCATACATACCCGACCGAGGCAAACGCCCGCAGGATTCCGTAGAACGTGCGGCCTCCGTCATGGTTGAGAAGCCCGATGGGATTTTCCGCCACAAAGAACCTTGGGCAGAGATCCGCAACAACTCGGAGGGCTTCGCCCCACATCCATCGCTCATCTGCAGCGCCTTTCTGCTTGCCTGCGTGGCTGACCGGCTGGCACGGGACGCCAGCACAAATCAAATCCACATGCCAATCGGACGGATCTCCGACCGGAAACGTTCTTACGTCGCCCCATCGCTCAACGTCAGGCCAGTGCTTCGCTAGAACGCCTTGGGCATATGCGTCGATCTCGACCTGCCACCGGCACTCCATGCCGGCACGTTCAAGGCCGAGGTCAAAGCCACCAATCCCGGCGAAGAGTGATCCGAACGTCATCGGTTGCATCCTTGCAGCGTGGGTTGAGAGTCAAGCAATCCGGCCTTCATCGTCGCACTGCACGCCAGCCTTGCGGGCGAGCTCAATGGCATCGTCGTCCGTGACGTGGAAGCGACGGCCAGAACCCAGCTGGCCGTAGACATCCGCCACGACAAAGTGCTGGCAGTCCGTGTACTGGATGCACCAAGCGTTGTTAAAGCCGACCGTGGCGGCGATCCGCTTGGCGTTCGTCAGGTTGTCGCAGGTGGCAGTCATCGTTTCGTCTCCGGTTCGCGTCCGCGAGTCTTATTTGCTCGCATGGGCGTAGTGTAGGCTATCGTCACTTAGGCGTCCAGCGGTAAAGAAAAGATTTTTTGGAGTGCGTTTCCAGCGGGAAAACGCTATTTCTTCCGCTTCGCCTTCTTCCGCTTGGCTGCGGGACGCTTGGCCAGATGCCGCTTGCCAATCGCCCTGCTGGTCAAGGCTGACTTGGCTTCATTGGCGGCAGACTTGGGGATGAGCCAGACACGTTGGCCGATCCGCTTTGCGCCGGGCAGTTGACCCCGCCCTAGAAGCGTTCGAACCCATGCCTCCGAGCAGCCCATGTGCTCGACGGCCTCAAGCACCGTGAGGTATTCGCCGCCGTCAAGTGTGTGTGGAGTCATTGCAACCATCCCTGAGATGCTAACGCTATCTAGGTCATTGGTAAGAAAAAGGGGGCTCTTTTTCTGACATGGCTTTTGCCACCGCCAGCAGTTGCCACTCGGCTTTGAGTCGGCGTATCTCGGCCAGCGTGTGCATTAGCCTAGCCGCAAGATCTCCGCTGGTTCCGGTCCATGCTCCCTGAAATCGACGCGCGGCCTGCTCGCACTCCAGCAGGTAGGCGTCGGTCAGCGCCTCAGTCGATGTAGTCATCGGCCCAATCTCCTACCACCTCAGCCACATGCGTTAGCAGCAGGGCTGGCAGCCCGATAGCAATGGCAAGGATGGATAAAGCCCACGCGGCAGCGTTACGCACGCTTTACCTCACGCAACTTGAGCAGGCAGATGAGCGACCAGTTGGCAGCGTCAATCAAGGCGTTCTCGTAGTCCACGGGCTGGCCGTTGGCGTACTTCTGCATTCGCACGACGCAATCTGACAAGTCGCACAACGCTCGACGCCAGGGCTCGACGCCGCACTTGGCCGACGCGGTGACGTTCTCAAACGGATCTGTGGTGCCGCCGTACGATGCGGTCTTTTCGTAGTGCAGCGTCCGCAACTCCTCGAGCAACTCAAGGAACGCCAACGAGCCGGGCCGCTGCTCATGCACGATGCCGTCGCCGGCCAGACGCTCCAGGGCTTCGTCAAGCTCGTCCTGCGTCAGGCCAGCCCGGTGCAGGTGGTGCTCGTGAATATCTTGCTGGTACGAAACCTCTGCCGAAGTTTTTTTGGGCATAGGTTGCGTTTCCTCGGTACTTGCGACAATGTGCCTAGGATCTGTCGCCTCCTGCGACACGTCGTACCACTCCTCATGCGGCTTGCCTGCGGCCTGGGCCTCGCGGCGGATCTGCACGGCAGCACGCAGCAACTCGTTGGCGTCTTCAATCGTGGTCGTCATTGTCGTCCCTTGGTGAATCATGGAATGATGCCCGCAACTCCGTATGGTCTACATTCCAACGCAAGAGCATCCACCAACCGCCAAGCGGGCGAGCCGACATGCCCTTTTCGACGGCCCAGCCATCAGTCAGGCACTCCTGCTTGTAGGCCGCACTCCGCACAAGGTGGATGGGCCGCACCCGCACGAGCCCCGTAGGCGAGAGCCGTTGCCGGCTCGCCTCAATCATCGTCCTTTGGTGGACGTGCCCGGCGTGGATGCAGTCTGCGTCAACGTCCACCAGGTACCGCGAGTAATCGATAACGCCTCGCGTCACCGGGCCACCGCCACCGTAGCCATGGTGGTACCAAAGTCGGTACAGGGAAGTGGTTTTTTTCCCTGACGTTGCCCGGAACATCACCCAACCTGAGTAGCCAGCGTGGCGGCACTTACTGCCACGCACCCGCAGCTGCTCAACGAGCCGCGTGGTCAAGCACGTCTCCATGCGTTTCCGCACTGCCGTCTCGTGGTTGCCAGGCGTGATCAACGCCATCTGCTCGCGGTACGGCTCAAGGTACTCGGCGCACTGCGTCACGATGTCATCGTAGTAGTTGCCACGTTGGAACTCTGGCCTAACGTCCCACTTGCCGTTGCTGCGCGGATCGTACTTCCCGCCCATCGCGTCGAAGTGGTCGCCAATGCTGAGCACTGCGGCGTTGAGCTCGCGGGCTTTCGTGAGATCCGCAGACAACTTCTCGCGGTTGCACTTCACAGAGTCCCAGTGCCAATCGCTGGACAGCAGCACCCACAAACGCTGATTGAAGTCAATGCGGGTGACGCTGCCTTCAAGGCTTGTGACGTTCCATGCGTCGCTCGCGTTCTTGCGGCGGAAGGTGCCAGCACTACGGCCCATCGTTCACCTCCCTGTACCCGAGCATCGTGAGTACTCGCCGCTGCACACGGGCAGCCTCGGTGATCGCCTCTTCGCTGATGTTGGGGCCAAGGCTCGCGTGGAGCAGCTCGTGCAGGATCGTCTCAAGCCGAGCACCGCCGCGTAGTTTTTCGTCAATGAGGATGCGGGGTTTGCTTGCGTTGTCGAAGAACGTCCAGCCGGCGGCATCGCCTTTCAACTTGGTGAAACGCAACAGCCAACGCTTGCCGTCAATCGTGACGTGGTGATCGTCTGCCACGGCTCGCCCTTTCGCATTCCACCGTAGCGGGGGCGTCAACCGGCAGCCCTGCGACAGGCGAGAAGCACCAGTTGCCGAGCCGCGATGTCGGACCACGGCAGAATGGTGTTCCGCTTGCCGTGCTCGGTTCGCATGACGCCAAGAATCTCAGCCATGCCCTCGTCAGACTTGCACCACTCTGGGCCACGCTCATCCATCTTGCGGGCCATCGCGTTGCATGAGCACGTCGGCGTGGACTCGATGCCGAGCCAGTCCTTGAGGATGGCCTTGAGTTCTGCGCCTGGGCCTTCTAACGGACGCTGATAGTCCGAATCCTCCGCAGCCAAGCACATGCGGTAAGCGCCGCAAAACTTGTCAGGGATTCCGCAGTTTTTGCATGACTTCGTTTCTGGGTCGCAAACGCAAAACATTTTATGCTACGCCTGAAATCCAGTCACTTGCACATTGCAGGTACTAGTCCCGACAAGTTGGTAGCCGGTTCCGCCAAGAGAACGCGATTGAGTCAACAAAGACTCAGCATCTGGACAGTTTGTGAAGGCCCAGTAAAAGTTTGCCGAAATATTCGATCTTCCGCCGTTGCAATAACAAGTAGATTGGCACGGGTGAACTATGTTGACTGAAAGACGCCCGGTGTCTGCAAATGTGCCAGAATCCCACAATGCAAGGGTGACTCTAGTTTGCGGAGAAGACCATCCCTCGCAATACTCTTCAGTACCTCTTGACACGTTTATTCCGTCGAACAACCAGGAATAGCACTCTCGAGAATCGGCCGTGTTTTTAGACAGCGTTATTGAATCGTCGAAGTTGTAGACGGAAGTGCATGGGCAGGCTCTAGAGAAAGGGAAACCAGCGGGAATAGCGTCCGGGTTGTAGGTCATCGTACCCCAGACTCTGATATTCACGAATCTCGGGTATGTTCCAAAGTGACGAGTGCATTGGCAGCACCTGTCGCCTTCAGCGCACGTAGTGCAGCACGGGCAAGTCATCATGGCACCCCAATGCGCAGAAATGTGGATGTGGCAGTTGAGGACGTAGTGGCCACGGTGATGGCGCACGTGTTGGTGTTCAGCGTGGCACCAACTGAGACGGCGGTGATAAATACTGCCGATGCCGTATAGAAAGGCACGTCTACCAAAAACCACGCTGTGCCGTCCTTTGCTATGGCGCAGTCAAGCGTGGCGGTGCTCGTCACCGGGAAAAAAAGATTTGTGGCAACCGCAGTATTGGGCGTGCTGGATGCGTACTTGTACGTAACGGTCTTTGTGGAACCGATTGACCAAGAGCCCGTGAACGTGCAGATGCGGAACATCTTGACGCCGCCAAACTGCGGATGGTCAAACGTCAGCCCAGGTTGATTCCGGTCCCCGCCCTCAACGGTGCGAACCGCCTTGGCGATCCGCTGGGCCGCACCTCGAGAGAACGTCACAAACGACTTGCCAGCCGCCTGCCCTGCGCCGTTGTTCGCTCCCTGATCCGCCACGGTCAGCCCTCAATGATGCTGATAACCAGCTGCGTGCCGGCAAAATTGGACTGAGCCGCGTAATCACCAGACGCGAGCCGGCCCACAGCAGCCTCGCCGCCCTTGAGCGACACGCAGGGCACAAGAGCACCAACGTGTAGCTGCCCGAACGAAACGGCTGCTGTGGTCACCGTGGACAGGTTGCGGGCGAAGAACAGGCCCACGCTAGACATCGTGGCCGTTGTGATCGCCACCGTGCCGGCAGCGTTCGTGCCAGGCGTCAGCGTCATGGTGTTGATGCCGCTGGCACTGCAGTCGGCAGTGACGCCAGACGCCACCAGGGCTTGGTTGAGATTGCCACGGGCAACCTGGGCGTTGATGTTCCATGTGAGATCTGACATGTCTGCTCCTACTGCTGTGTTGGTGTTCCGAAATATTGTTGGAAGTTGACTGCCTTATGCACGCGGCGAACCAAGACGGTCGGGGCACCTGTGGACAGATCGCCTGATGACGTGAGCGGCTGCGGATTGCTAGATGGCACTCGCTCAACGGGCTGCCCGGGGCCGGGCTTGTAAGGCACCCACACCCGACTTTTTCCTTCTACGGAATCTAGGTAGTTCCACCCGACGTTTGGCAGCTGCAACGGCCACCCGTCAGGGCGATACTCCAGCGTCACCTCGACTTGCCAATAGCGGATCTCAACTTCGTTCACCACCTCGACGGCCGGGTTGGCTGCTATGCCTGAGCACTTCCACGTATAGGCAGCACCGCCAAGGTAGGCAGACGAGTTGACGGAGTTGGTCACCGTCGTGGCTAGCCCGTAGTCAAACGTGGCACGGTTGCCGCTGATGGACGCCTGGAGCGTCGAAATATCGGTTTGCACGCCCTCAAAGAAGTCCTGAGCAGAGTTCTGAAGGGGCGTGAGAGTCTCGCCCTCGTAGTAGTAGAGCGCCGGCACTTGGAGGCCGCCGGTGCTCCACTTCCAGATGTCTGCTCGAGCCAGCGGATTGGGGTCTACGTTCGCCTGCTTTGGCAACTCGTAATCCCACGTAACCTCATAGTGCCAGCGTGAGCCGTTGTAGTTGCTCACCGACACATTCATCGCTTTGCAGTACGACGCTTCTGGGTGAGCCTGCAAGAACACCACGCCAGGATAGTTGGCAATGTCGGTCTGTTTCGTCGTTGGGTCATCCACTTCGACGACGAACTTGCGCTGGAATACGGGCGGCTCGCCAAACTTCCGCGAAGCGGCGACGGTGGCAAGCTCGGTGAATGAAGTAGCAGCCATTACGCAGCGGCTCCGCCAAGAATGTCAACCTTGTTAAAGCCTTGCTGAAGAACTCGAAGCTCACCACGAATTTCTTCAAGCTTTTGCGTCTGCTTGCGGTACTCAGCGATGGCGGGATCTTCGCGCCCGGTGGCTAGGGCCAGGAACTGGGCCATGCCCTCGCTAGAGCGAACGTCGTTGGCCTTCAAGGCTTCGTTGGACTTGCCTTGAAGTGCGGCAGAGCGCTCGCCAGTGATGGCGTCAACCTCAGCCTGTTTATCGTTAATCTTCTTCAATCGCTCTCCAGCCTTCTTGGCTGCCTCTTCCTGTCGCTTGCGTGCGTCTTCAGCGTCTTTCTTCGCGTTAGCGTCCGCAGCTGCGGCCTCTCGTGCCGCCTTATCGTCGCGCTGCTTTTGTGCCCTAGCACGCTCACGCTCAGCGCGAGCCTCTGGGTCGTTCATGCGCTCGCGGGCACGGTTGACAGCACGGCGGGCTGGCCCGGACTGAGCCTCTTCCGCGTCGTTGCCGCCGTATATGGCACGAGTGGCGTACTTGCCGGCGTTGGACGCGGCGTCCTCCAGATCGCGTGAGTTCTTGGCGGTGGATTTCATCGCTGCATCAACCATGCCTTTTCCAAAGGCTTCTAAGTCCTTGTCGAAGTACGAGCCGAGGTATTGCAGGAAGGTTCCAAGAGCAGCCGCCAAAGCATCGCCAGCCAACTGGAACACGTTAAACACGGCCCGCAAAACTTCACCAACTGCAGAAAACACATTGCCAGCAGTCTCAAAGATGGACCCGACTGTTTCCATCGTGACGCTAAATCCTTCAAACTGCGCCACGGCGTTGTCAAAGATTCCAGCGAAGTAGTCCGCCACGTCTAGCAGGGCGTTGGAAATTGTGTCGGCAATGCCGCCGCCTTCGCCGCCAACGTTGTTGAACTCTTCAACAAACGCCAGCAAGTCGTTAGCCAGCGACTCCACCACTGGGGCAAGGTTGCCAACTACCTGGCCAATGATGCCGTCGAAGGTGGCCTTGACCATGCCCAGGGCGTCATTCATGCCGCCGATGGCTTCCACCTGGTCATCGCCAACGATGGCTCCGAGTCGCCGCATACGCTCTTCAACTTCAGCAAGGTTCTGATTCATCAACGGCAGTAACTCAACGCCGGCCTTGCCGAAGATTGAAACGGCGGCAGCTGCACGCTCTGCTGGTGTTGGCAGTGCCGAGATGGCGGCTTGAATGGCCTTAAACTGATCTTCCGGGGCCATCGCCTGCAGTTGCTGGAAGTCCAGCCCCAGCTTCGTGAACGCTTCGGTCTTTCCACTTTCTGCTGCTTGGCCTATTTCAACGCCAAGCTTTTGCACGGCCCCGGTTACGTCATCAATGCCCGATAACTTCGCGGCCATCTGCAACGCTTGCAACGATTCAACGCCAATGCCGGTGCGTTGCGCCAAGTCGTTCATGGCATCCACGCCCTGAGCAACGCTGGCTGCATAACTGCCAGCCGCTCGAGCAGCCGACATAAACGCATCAGCGGCCATGCCGATGCCCTTGGCTACCACGGCCCCGATGGCAATGTTCTTGATGAGCGACAGGTCGCTAGACGTTTTGCGGGCCTGATCACCCAGCCGGTCCATAGCCTTGGCGGCTTGGTTGGCACCCGACACAACGCCGCCTGCGGACATGCTTGCCCGCATCGCCAGTGCCAGGGTTGTTGCCATACGTCACCGCTTCAGCTTTGAGAGTTCCGCTGCGATCTGTGCGCCAGTCATTGGCGGCCGTTCAATCGGCATGAAGTCTTCTTCGTTTGGCGGCCTGCCCTTGGTGTATGGGGCCAGAGTCGCCGCCACGATTCGCCCTGTCTGCCGCCAGCCTCCGAGATCCAAAGGTGCCACGTACCTGTGCATTGCCAACCAACCCTTGAACTCAGCCACGCTCATCGTGCGGCCAAGCTCCTCAACAGTTCTTCCCAGCGTCCCGGCCAGCAGATACACAAAGGCATCCAGCGGCCGGGCTAGGAGTTTTTTCCGATGTCCTCAATCTCCTTCTCGTCTAAGTCGTTGTGCCGCTGAGCAATCTTGAAAAGCCGCGCACCAACGGTGCCGCTGAGTCCCTTGAGTTGCTCGCTGGTAAAGAGCGGCTTTCCGTCCGCGTCAACGAGGCACTTGCACAAGTACCGCGTGCGGTAATCGTCAATGCCATCGCCCTTTGCTCGAAGGCAGGCAAGCTCCCACGCTTGCAACTCGCCAAGCGGTAGCGTGCGAATCCATACGTCACACTTCCACTCAGGCACGTTCACCTTGAGAGACTGCGACTGATCAGCGGCAAGGATTTCTTCGGCAAGGCCCATTCGTCACTCCGTGATCTTGAACACTGCGGTCCATTCCTGCAGTTCACCCACGCTAGCATTCCACGCAAGTGACTGAAGGATTGCCCTGCCAGACGAGAACGACGCGCCGGGGGCCGTGATTGAAAATGCGCCGGTCATCGTGACGTACGACGTGTTCATCAGATTCGTGCCACGGCATCGAATCGATACAGTGCCGAAGTCGCCATCTGCCGGACTGAATCGCTTG